TAGATTTTTTATTCTTTTCTTTTTTTACTTCTTCTTTTTGTTCTCCCATGATCTGCTATGTTTTATATCAAGATAGTACCCCCGAAGGGGTGCTATCAAGATATGATTAATAATTATTTGAGGCGTTTTTCAATACTTTGGAATACCTCAATTCCTTCGTCTGTTTTAAACCAAGCGGCTAAAGCAGAATATGGGTTTTCATCAAATGGTACAGTCATCAACTTTCTACCATTACTTCCCCATTTAAACGTTCTTTGATCTTCTGCTAACTTGATAATATTTGCTTCTACAGCTTTGATACCAATATTTCTCAAACTAACATTCTCATCATTCGCTAATTCTAAGAACATCTCTGGATTATTACGTGCCATAAGTAGCACATCTCGTTTAATCTCCTTAGAACTCATGCTAGATACCTTAGAACCAAGTTCTACTCTCAATATTGCCTCAGCTTGATCAACATCCATGCTTTTCGCTGAATTAAGAGCTTCAATTTCCATTTCTAGGTAATCTAAATCATTTTCTGCAATTTTAACTTCATCAACTTCAATATATCTTTTGTCCTTAGCAGGATGATAAAGTGATAGGATTTTTTGCAGTATTTGTTTATTTTTAGGAACTATCAAATAACCATCCCTAAAAATGATATTTTCTAGTCTTGCGTTACCTTTAAACTCATCAACAAATGGTGTCTTTTGATTTGTTGTGAGTTTTATTTCTCTTTCATAACCAAGCTCTTCATCAAACCAATATAAGTTTTTTGATTTAAGGACTTTTACAATCGGAACATTTTTACTATTGAGTTTGTATGTCCGATCTTTAATCACCCAATTTTTTTCTAATTCTTTTACGGAAGACATAATAATATAAAATTTAATAAATAAAAAAGAAAACTTGGAGCCACCGAAGTAGCCCCAAGTTTATAACTAATTAAGCAGAGTAATTTCTGAATAACACGAAGTTATTAGCAGCTTGTACAACTAAACAACGCTCAGACAAGTAATGAACTTGCATAGCATCAAGATCAGAAGTAGCAGCGCCACCAACAGAACCAGTAACCCAAGACTTCATCTTACGATCATCAGCTTCAGAAGCTCTGTATCGTACGTGAAGGAATGGACGACGGATGTTCTTACCCATGATTTGATCATATACAGAAGATGTACCAGCAGGAACCAATACTCCTTCAACATCATTAACCTGACCACGAGTAGCCTCATTGTTTAAGTATTTCCAATCAGTCTTATAGAAATCGTAAGAACCTCTTCGGAAACCAGAGAATCCAAGATTCAATGCCATATCCGCACTGTTCTCAAATACACCGTAAGATGTACCACCTGTTCCATAAGAGTTTGCAGCAGCAAGACCGGAATCAATAGCAAGAGAAGAAGCACGATTTAAGAAAAGCATGTTTTCTTCAATAGCACCTTGCTTGTCAAGCTCTTGAATGATAAGATCAACATCTCCTTCAAAATCCTCACTAGTATCACCGATGTCAGACAAATCTTCAAACTCAATACCACGAGCATCAAGAGCCTCAAAAAGACCTTGAGATCCAGTGGCTTCAGCAAAATCACCTGTAAATCCAGCGTGAGTTGGTACTCTTTCTTGTGCTTCACACATTGCCATTTCAATGTAATCCTCGAAACGAGTACGAGTATCACCTTCTGCCTTCATGTACCACAAGTATCCAGACTGTCCAGATTCTCCAGAAACTTCAATCCAACCAATTTGAGAAGCATCAGATCCTGAAACTTCAAACTTATCCTTAATGATGATTGGTTTGTTGCTGAAAGTGTTAACCTCTGGTGTAAGGCTTTCAGTCATACCACTAGTACCTTTTCCAAATTCAGTACCGAATACGAAAACCTTAACAGCACCAGCAGTCATACCAAGACCTGTTACAAGACCAGATTGTGCTCCGTAAGCGGCTACTTTAATTTGTGTTGCACTGCTTTCGACACCTTGTACTACAAGAGCTCGCTCGGATTTTCCAGCGGCATCTTGAACAACAACTGTAGATCCTTTACGAATCGAATGAGCACCAGCAACAGGAGCAGTGATTGCGTTGATAATATTACCATTATCGGCGTCAGCAACTAATGTTCCGTTAATATACTGGTGTAGACGACCTTGCTCAGACCAAACGATTTGATCAGAAGCCATAGGCATTTCAGCACCTACAAGTCGAAGAAAAGATGATACAGATCGATTTCCATATCGTTCAACTTCCTGCTCATAAACCTCAGGAAGATATTGTTGTGCCCACGTATTGAAAGGATTAACTGTGTCATTAAAGTTTACATAGTTGCTTTGTAACGTGGTTTTATTTGGGGTAAGTCCAGTAAGTTCTGGAGCTGCATTACCCAATTCAAATGTTGGCATTTTTTATTAATTTTTAGCGTTTTATTTTCATTTTTAATTTTGAACTTGAATCACCACCAACAACTCTAACCTTAATACCTCCAGCTTGTACATATTCATTAGCGGTTTTACGCGCATCCATGTTTATGTTTTTAGCTTCAGCTGCTATGCTTTTTATAGCATCGGCTCGACCTTGTTCGTAAAAGTGATTAGCAATCGCATCAGGATTATTTGCAGCAAACAAAGCCTTATGATAAGACCCCGCATCTTGTAACATGTTGTCTTTAATATATTTACCAAATACATTTAACAAGTCACGTTGCTGATTTCTAACTGATTCAGCATCTTTTACGTTGTAACGAAATTTCTTTTCTCCAACATTGAAATCAAAACCTTTGAAATCTTCATTGAAAACTTTGTTCGTTTCATTAGTAAAATGCTGTTTTTGCTTTTGTGCTAGTTCTTGCACTTTTTGTTGGTCGCTATTGTATCTGTTAAAGAAGTCAATTGCTTTTTGTTGTTCTGGAGGTAACTTAGAGCCCAACTTGACCTCTTTGTAATATTGATCCTTCAGACCATTCAAAAATTCTTTTGCTTCTCCAACTTCTTCTTTAAACGCCAACTTTTTCCTTTTAATATCGACTTCTTCATCGATGTCTTCATTAAAAGCAAATTTATCTTCAATCAAAAAGTTAATCTCATCATCTGTGAGATTTTTCTTTTTTGATTTATAGTATTCTTTAAGTAGAGCTTTATCATCAATGCTAGAATAATCAGCATTTAATCTAACGTAATCTTCTAACGATCCACCAGTTTCGTTCATAAACTTAACTAAGTCTTGAACATTTTCAGGTAACTCTAAACCTGGATTATTATCTAACTCTTCGTTTATTTGCTCAACTTGTTCTTGTGTAGCCTTAACTTCTTGAGTTTTATCTTCTACATTAGTATCCGTGATCTCTTCTAAGACAGTTTCTTCTTCGTCTTTTTCGACCACTTCTTGCAATCCCACTTTGGAGTCTTGTTTTGTTTTTTCTCCTTGTTGTATATCGCCCAACAAGCCTTCATCTGTGCTTTGCTCTTGAACGGCATCGTTATTTTGTTTTGTTTTAGAGAAATCTAACTTATAACCATCGTTTGTTTTTTCAACAATTGGTTTATCGCTAGAATTTGTTTCTACAGTTGTCTCTACTGCTTCTGTTTTTTCTGTTTCTTCAGACATAATAAAAAAATATATAATTAAATATTAAAACCACTTAGCAGATTATTTTCTACTTCAAAGTCTTTTGGTGGTTTATTGTTTTTTCTTTGATCAATCAACTCACTTTGTTGACTAGCTTGGATTTTAGTTCTTTTGTCTTTGCGATCTTCTTTTAAACTTTCTTTATTACTAATCACCTGTAATTCCAACTGTTTAAGTTGTATATCAAGTTCAAATTGATATTGCATTAAACCTTTTTTGATTTCAGCATCTCTTTCCATTTTGATTATATCAACTTGGTTTTGTAATTGTAAGAGTTGACCTTTGGTTTGTGCTAATGCCTGTTCTTTCTGCATTTCAGCCTCAGCGGCAGCTTGAGCTGCTTGAGCATTAGACTGTGACTGTGCTTGGATATTTTCCATTTGCATTTTTCGATCAGCCTCTTGCTTTTTACGCTTTCTTAGTTTTAGTAATTGATTTGCAAGCTTAATATTATTAATATTTCTAATATCAATAACATCTTCTAGTGATATTTGATCTCTTTGTAACGCGATCTGAATATTGTTTTCTAGCTTTTGTTTATCTTCTTCATCTGGTGCTAGATTTATGTATATACCAAAATCGTGCAAATGAAGATCTTTAAGCTCATCTAAAGTAGCTACATTAAATTTACCAAGCGAGTTGATAAAAGAGTTTCTAGTATTTGCATATTCTAAAGCATCTGATAATCTAAGGCAAACAACTTCAGCCATTTTCAATGTGAGATATAAGCTTCCCTGTAGAATATGTCTTGTAGCGGTGTTAGAATTTGCTGCAGCAATTTTCTGCAAACCAACTAATGCATTTTTATCTGGTGTGCTACCATCTCTTGCTTCATTAAGACCTGTAGCATCACGCATCATTTGTAGATAGTAATTATACAAAGCAATAAGACTTTGTATTTTACCACCACCAGATCCTGACTGAAGCTCTTGAATTGGAACACGGCCTGGATTAATATCTCCGTCTGACGTCATTGATCTACCAATAACACTACCAGTTTGGAAGTACATATTTAAAGCTTCCTGTGGACTATAGTTAGTTCCATTACCAAGATCAATTTCAGCTAAACCATCAGCATCCATATATATACCATCTGGTACAACTCGAGATGAAACCTGTTGCAACTTCAAGTGTGTTAGCTGAATCATATCAGCAAAACTTGTCATACGAGAAACTAAAGACTCAGGTACGCCTCGATAAATTCTAGGAGCAACGATAGCATAACTCATGTTAACACGAGTAATGTCTGACTTTGGTCTTGTCATATTCTCTGCATACTTCCACTTCAATAGCTTATCATAACCAATAATCTTTGCTCCTTCATAAAGCACTTCAATAGATCTCTGGACTTTTTCAAACATTGATCTTTGATCTTTAGGTGGATCAAATTCATCAGTCTTTTCAATAGCTTTTTGTGCGCCGCTAGCTGTTTGCTTTATTTTATATGTTTGGTTTCTATATGTTTTATATTCAAAAAACAAAACCTCAACAAAGTTATCTTCATCTCTACCTTTAGAAGAGTAAGATCTATACATTGAATTAGAGTAGTGAAGATCTTCAACCTCTTTAACTTGCTCATTAGTTAATTGAGGAAAAAACTTTTTAAGCTCCATGATTGAGATTCTACGCACTTCACCTACATAATATAAATCATCAAAGTATGGAGAATCAGTATATGAATATACAATATCAGCTGGATCAACATATTCTATTTTAATGCCTTCAGCTGTATTAAACGTGCTTTTAACACACGCCATACCAATAGTAGCAATATCGTAATCAAGTCTTTTTT